ATGGGTTTCAACCCATGTGGAGATCTCCAAACTTTTATCAGTAGCAATGCAATTGCTCGAGTCCTCTTTTTATGACTCTTTCAGTTTTATTTAGGAATACGATTATTAAAGTCCTCTGAAACTCTTTTTCAGGCATGATAATTTAAAACTCTTCTCAATCATATGAATTTAGCAGGGTTTTATCCCTGTCATCTTTAATAATTGTTTAGAGTTTTTGCATATTACATACCTATTAAGAGTTTACCATGACTTTCTTAATTTTATTCTGTGCTGCTGGTCTTCGTTTGAAGATCTGACCCAGTTTTTAATCTATTCAGTGTTCCGTTAACCAAACGGATTATGTCGCACTGTCTACGCTTAAAGCAAGACTATTTGTTAGGTGCAAATTTATACTATATTAAATACTAGGCTTTGTATTTCTTGTAGTTGTCCGATAATTTGTATAACACCCCGAACCGGGTGTTTTCCTTTCTCATTGTGAGATAAAATTTATTAGTGCTGAGTACTGCTCACGCGGAAGCACTTTAATATGTCCGTATGAACTAATCTGTAATCAACAGTACGCCCCTATTCATCACTTTGTGTGATTAAAATAGGAAAAGACCTATTCCGCTTCTTTGGCAAGATACCTAAGGAAATAGGCAATATCCACCGGTTATTCGCTTTCCAAAATGAATTGGATTATAAATTCATCGATAGGCGTTAAAATGGACTCTCCTAACGGAAGTCCGGGGGGGGGGAGTAATTTCCCTCGCTCCATCGGCCAATGCCGTAAAATGAAATCCACTCTTCTCCAACAGGAGGAGACTGGTTCAGTTTTGGTCTGTAGCTGTCAAAATCTTCAGTCCGTTCCTACCATACATTCGAGCTGTACATGCTCGTCTCAATTTGGTATAGTTCCCGTCCTAACTCGCCAGGATGACGTGGAGGCCCCCCTTGCCAAAAAGGATACTATTTACACCGCTCAGGCGCCCGTTTACTTTCCGTCAAAACACGATAATCGTGAACAGTACGTAAAGAACAGAGCTTCTTCGCAGAAGGAAGCTGGGAAAAAATCAGTTAGTTCTACTAATTCTAAGAAGAATTCTAAGAAAAACAACAAGAAAAAATCTAAGAATAAACAGAACAATTCACCTGCACACCAGCACTTACGTTATGAGCATCAATCTTCGATGCGCTCTCTGTATCCCACTGGTATCTTTCAGTGTCTTCGTTCTTCCACTGTTGTGGAAGAAAATGACCCTAAGGTTTCAAGTGTAATGGATCTGCTCGAAAGCTTCGGGCTGCTTTCTTACACTATTTCGAAGTGCAAGTCAAAAACTGAAGTTGCTGCACAACTCTGTCTAGCATTGAAATTAATGCTTAAAGGATCGATTGTAGAAAAAATTCTTGAACAGAAGAAAACGCTCGATTTTTTGAAAGACACTTTTGGCTATAATATTTTTAGCCCTCAAGCCGAGGAGGTAGAATCACAAGACTGGCTATCGCATTTGCCCAATCTGAAGGAAGATTGGGATTTGATTCGTAATTCTCCTATTTTTGAAAAAATTTCAAATCTCATTTCTATTGCTGCAACAATTGGATTGTGCAGTGTAACGAATTTGACTTGGAATGTTGCTGGTGTAGACATGTTTCGTCTTGGAAGTATCAAAAAACATGCCACTGCAATGGATTTTTTCAGTGCATTTCTGGACACTGTTACTGCCTTTATCGAGGGTGGTTACGAATGTTTTAAACAACAATCTCTTCGACCTATGTTTTTTACTACCGATGCTGGCAGTAAATTTGAGTCGTTGTATTTTAGTTGTGTTGAAGCACATCCGCATGCCATGATTTTCAATCTTGCCGCCAACAAAATCATGTACAAAGGAAAGATGCAGGTCATAAATGACTTGGAGTATTCTTCTATGCTCGATGAAGTTATCGAAATGGCCACATCTGCCCTACGTTCAGCGAAAGGTACATGGCAAGCATCAGTTTTGAATAAGCGTTTGGAGAAAATGATTCAACAACGCGCTGATTACAACGCAAAACGAATTGATGGCAATTTGCGTTTTGCCCCACAGTCTTTTTATATTTGGGGTGATTCTGGTGTCGGTAAATCTACGATTTCTCAAATTGTTATGAGCGATTGTTTGAAAGCTTCCGGTGCCAATCCTGATCCTGCACATATCGCCACTATTAAGGAATCTGATAAGTATGATTCAACTTTGAAAGGTGACACTCAAGGTATTTTCCTTGATGACATTGGAAATACCAAGGTGGATTTTTCTACAGAGTCGCCTGTCGCCCGATTAATTGATATCAATAATAACATGATTACTTATGCGAACAAGGCAGATTTACATGAAAAAGGGAAAATCGAGATTCGTCCTCGTGTGTTGGTAATGTCGAGTAATGCGCCTCTTGCGGACCATGCCCGACGTTGTTCTATCAACCCACTGTCTATTGTCCGACGAGCTGATGTTCATATTCATGTCAAAGTGAAGCCTGAATTCGCTTTGCCTGATGGTCGTTTAGATTCAGCTAAGGTTAATGCCCAATTCCCTGATGAAACTTTCGAGATTGATATCTGGGATTTGACAGTGTATGTTCCTAACGGTAAGCACAATAAATTGCTGCTTGGTCCCATTAATGGAGGTACTAAACCTACAAAGATGAATATTCATGAAATGTTGGATTTTGTGACTGATCATACAGTGGCACATTTTGACAATCAACGAAAGTTAGTTGCCAAGTCACAGAATTTGATTAAATCACGGGATTATTGTGAAGAATGTAATAGACCTCATCGGCGCTGTATTTGTCCTAAGCCTGAACCAGAAGTTGAGGAGAAGAAGAATATTCTTCAACGCCTCGGGAAATTTTTGAGTGCTGCTTTGGACGAAGTTGATGATGAAGATGATTTCTTTGATGCTTTCTTAGATCCTGATATACCTGAAGAGGAGCAACAGTCCCATGATGGTACTCTTGATGGAAATTTGAAAGCTCAACTAACTAAGTTGAGAGATCTTATTCAGCATAAGAGTGCTAAAATGGACAAGCAGGCTTCTTGTGAAATGACTTTTGATGCTTTGAAAGATCAATTGTCTCAGATGAATGGATATAGTATGGCAATTTCACTCCGTGTTCCCAATTTTGTAATTCAGAATACTTGGGTACAGAGATTATATATGTTGTACAATTTCCGCAATTTTCTTGAGTACGAGAAGGAAGTCCGTATGTCTATGTTTGGAGTAATGTTATGTATTCTCCTTACGTGCACTCAACTTCCTGAACATTCTATGATTTGTTTGGTCGTTGGTTGGTTTAGTTGTTTTTGCCTATATTTTGTAATGCTTGCAAAGTGGAAAGATGATATCTGTTCTCATTTGGCTTCACGTCGAAATATTACGGATGATTTGTTTGCCTCTTTGCGACATGTTAAGGCATTGCAGCTAGTTGCCGTGTGCGTTGTTTCTAGATTTATTTACAAAATGATTGCTGTTGCTCGGGTTGCCCACGATTATCAGGCAACTTTAGCACCAAAATGTGTGAAAGATCTTGATGATAGAGATAAGGATGTAAATCCTTGGGCTGTACCGCACATAGGAGAATTGCACGTTTCGCATGAAAATGATACTATGACACATGAACAGGTTGCTGGTAAAGTCTCAAAAAATCTGTTTCATGGGACTTTTGTTGAAAATGATTTCCAACAGGGTTGCGATTTACTCGCACTTGGAGGGGATCAATATTTGGCTCCCTTACATATTCTCCAGAACCGAAAGGACATGAAGGCGCGCATCGTCAGACATGATCCTAAGCGAACCTCAGGGTATTTTAAGGCTATGATTGGCGTCGATGCTGCTAGTGTCATACATGGGAAGGATGCGTGTGTGCTCACTATTCCCTCTGGTGGGACACGTGCCAGCATACTTCATCTCTTCCCTGAATCATGCACCGTGTCTGGTAATGCCACTATGTTGTACCGTAATGAGGATGGAACTTTGCGAAGTGATGCTATTCGGGCACAATATGTTTCCGATTGCCAAGCTGGTGGTAGCGGTTACAAATATGAATGCGCATATGATACTTTTTCAGGTTTGTGTGGTGCTGTTATTATTGGTAATTTCGCAAAGAACCCTATTGCAGCAGTGCATTTGCGCGGAATAACTGGACGTCCCTCGGGGATGGGTTTGACTTTGACGCGTGGTGAACTTGAAGATGCAATTCGGCGCAATCATGAGAAGATTAGCAGCTTTCCTGCGCACGTCAATGGAACTTTTCCTACGGAACGCTATGATCAACAAGTGATCACTTCTCGAGATGTGCATCCGAAATCTCCAATAAATTATTTACCTGTGGGTAGTAATTTGGATTACATGGGTCAAAATAATCAGCGTGCCACTCACACCAAGAGTAACGTTATTAAGACACCCATTTCGGACACTGTGGAGCAAATCACAGGACAGAAGTGTGAACACGGCCCTCCCAAGTTTGATCGTGACAGGATGTGGCAGGCTTCGCTTGTCTATTCAGCTAATGCTAGTCCCGGAGTAGAAACTTCGCTTTTGGACAAGGCAGTCACTGATTATAGTTCCCATCTCAAAGAAATCTTCAAAAGCGAACAATTTGGAGAACGGGTTCGTAAAGAGCTCAAACCTTTGGGACCCTTGGAAACTTTGCGGGGTATAGATGGCAAGCGTTTTGTCGATGCTATGCCTCTTGATACTGCCAAAGGTTTTCCCTTGACTGGAACAAAGAGGGAATGGGTACATATGTTGGATCCTGCCGATTATCCCTCACATACCTCACCTGCGGAGTGTGATAAGCGGATTTTGGAGGAAATGGAAGTAATGAGAGCTAAATTGCTTAAGGGCGAACGCTGTTATTCTATCTTTAAGGCTTGTGTAAAAGACGAACCTACAAAGATTGGAAAGGATAAAGTTCGCGTTTTTCAAGCTTGCGATTGGGCAAGTCAGCTTTTGATACGTGAGAAATTTCTTCCCATTGTGCGCCTTCTTTCTTTACACCCGCTTGATTCTGAATGTGCAGTCGGTGTTAACGCTCAAGGCCCCGAATGGGACCAATTAGCGCGGCACATGAAGAAATTCGGTGAGAGACGCATTTTGGCTGGTGATTATAGCAAGTATGATTTGCGAATGCCTGCCCAGCTGATCATCGCTGCTTTCAAAGTGTTGATCGATTTGGCTGTGGAATGTGGTGACTATTCAGAGGATGATATCAAGATCATGAAAGGGATAGCAACAGAGATAGCTCATGCTTGTGTTTCTTTCAATGGTGATGTTTTCATTCTTTGTGGCTCAAATCCGTCTGGACAAAATTTGACCGTGTACATTAATTGCATTGTCAATTGTCTGTTGTTGCGATGCGCTTACTACAAATTGTGGCCAGAAGGAAGGGGTAAACCCCTACCTTTTCGCTCGGTAGCTGCCATTATGGTGTACGGAGATGATATCAAAGGATCAGTACGCAGTGGTTTTGATTGGTTCAATCACATCACTTTTGCTAAATTCTTGGCTGAACGTGATATTGTTTTTACCATGCCTGATAAGGAATCTGTGCCCACTGAATATATGTGTGATGATGACGCTGACTTTTTGAAGCGGAAGAATTATTTTAACGAAGAAACTGGTTTGATCCATGGAATTTTGGATGAGACTTCAATCTTCAAATCTCTTCACACTGTTCTGCGTTCTAAGGTCATCTCTGTGGAGGACCAAAGTGCTCAAAATATTGATGGAGCGCTGCGAGAGTGGTGGCAGTATGGTCGTGCCACATATGAGAGCCGCCGCTCTCAAATGACTGAAGTCGCTAAGACATGCAAAATTGACCATTTGTGTTCTCAGTTGAACGTGTCTTACGACGATCAGTTGCAACTCTTCAAGGAAAGATATGAATTAAAGTAATGTCTTTCCTATAGTCCCAGGATGACTTTAAACTCGTCTACTCCGGAATCATTCGTAGTATAAGTTTAAAATGATTTTGATGTTATGGTTACCGTATATGTGTTATTTTTGTATTTATTCGTATGTATATAGGCTTACATCTTATTGACATTCCCCCGGTTGGGAATACCCGTATTTACGGGAGGTTTCGTCAGCCAACTAAAATTCATGCGGGCGTCACTCTGAGTAAAGTGATGGCCTTAAGTTCATAAAATTACTTACTTCAATTTATAATCAAAAACAAGCGGATGGGAGCGCCGCTTTTCAAGTTTCCAAAAATTCCCGACAATCGTCGGAACAAAATGTCCACTTTGTGGACGGCGATACTCCCTGGTCTTACGATATTACGGCTAGCCCTGATGAGACTACTAAGCTCGCGGGGTTTTCCGATGCCCAACTCGGAGACTTCCTTAGTAGACCAATTAAGATCAAGGAATATCAATGGACGCCCGGTGCTGCACTGTCAGTTACTCGTTTTAATCCATGGGAGGAATTTTTCAGCAATGTTGATGTCGTTGATAAAATTAACCGTTATCGTAATTTGCGGTGCAATCTTCGTGTTAAGGTTCTCGTAAATGGTAATAGTTTCTATTATGGGCGCGCATTGATGTCATACAATCCTTACATTCAATTTGATGAAGTTACTGTCAATCGTACATTCATTGCTGCGGATCTTATTCAAGCTTCGCAGAAACCGCATCTACTGCTTGATCCTACCACTTCTCAAGGCGGTGAAATGCTATTGCCTTTCATTTGGCCTGAGAATTATTTGGATATTACCAAAGCAAATTGGTTTGCGGAAATGGGAGAAATTGACATTCACGATTTTGATGTGTTGCAACATGCAAATGGTGGAACAGATCCGATCACGATTTCTGTCTTTTGTTGGGCAGAGAATTTGACTCTTTCTGTTCCCACCACTAATTCTGCTCAAAGTACCAAGTACAGCAACCAAGGCAAGGTCACCTCTGCTGACCTCGATGAATTTGGCTTTCCTAAGCCGTATTCTGAGCAAGCTGGAGGTAAGAGTAATCGCCAGATGATGAAAGCAAACAATCAGTCGTCAGTTTCTGAGTTCACTCAGAATGGACTAGTTAGCAAACCTGCATCCGCTATTGCAAAGGCTGCAGATGCTTTGTCCATGATTCCTGTTTTGTCGCCATATGCTAAAGCCACTTCAATGGTTTCAACGCGTATTGGTGATATTGCTAAATTGTTTGGTTATTCTCGCCCTCAGGTCTTAGCTGATTCTAAACCTTTTGTTCCGCGCTATCTTGGCAATCTTGCCAATTCTGATGCGCCGGAACCATTGGTTAAGTTATCGCTGGACTCCAAGAACGAGTTGTCTATTGACACTCGTTTAATGGGCCTTGGTGGTGAAGACGAGTTGACAATTAACTCAATTTGCCAGCGTTGGTCATATTGGCGTCAGTTTGATTGGCCAGAATCAGCCACCGCTGATTCTTTGCTTACTTCAATGTTGGTTACCCCGCTATATGGTGATGTTGTTGATGCGCCTCCTGTCAAGGAGATTCACAGCACAGCATTAGCTTTTGGGGCTACACCTTTTGAGGCGTGGCAAGGTTCAATCAAATTTCGATTTAATGTTGTGTGTTCTGAGTACCATCGTGGGCGTCTCAGGATTGTTTACAATCCCGTTACTAGCCCGCCTGGTGCAATACCATTTAATCAGACGTACTCGACTATTATCGATATTTCTGAAAATCGAGACTTTGAGTATGAGGTTAAATGGGCGGACATCAGAGCTTGGGCCAAAAATTCTGGTATTGACGGAATTCCTAGTGCTGACATTGTAGATGATGTCAATCCTGTTGTGGCAGGTGGTTCTGGGGATAATGGTTCTATAGCAATTTACGTTGTTAATGAACTTGCAACTCCGTCTATAACTGAAGCCGATGTCAAGATTCAGGTGTGGGTTGCAGCCGGTGATGATTTCGCCTTGGCCGTACCCACTACCAAAAATCTAGCTCAATTGTCTGTGTTTCAGCAACAGTCAGAAGTCGCACCAGATGCCCTTGCGACCACAGTTGACAATTCCAATTCTCCTACGTGTACTGATGAGATTCCCTCTTTCGCTCCTGGTGAGTCAATAAAAGAGGATAATCAATTTTTAGTTTATCAAGGAGAACGTATTGTTTCCTTTCGTGAATTGCTTCGTCGGTATCAATTTTTCAATTCATATTGGCCAGCTGAGGAAGGAAATTCAGGTCAATTACGTATGGTTAGTTTTAATCTTCAAGATTTTCCCTATTATCGTGGTTGGGAAAATGGTGGGGAAGATTCGGCAGAAAATTCCGCGTTGGAAAAATCAGGTTACAATTTCTGCACTACCACACTTATGAATTATTTAACGCCTGCTTTCGCCTGTCGTCGTGGCGGATTAAGGCACAAGTACATTCTAAATCAGTATGGTATTTCCACGCGTGCATTATCCATGGGTGTGTCTCGGCACAACCTTAATGGATCTGCCAATACGTCTTCTACTCATCAGATTAACCAGACGTTACCGGGCAATAGGCGTAGGGCTATGCAGGATACTGAAAAGCCCAGCCTTGGCGGAAGCCATGCTACGTGTGTACAAGTCCAGCCTGCCTTGGAGTTTGAAACCCCATACTATACGTATGGGCAACGTTTCGAGGCTGCTAGACGAATCAAACGTTATCCTGCCTTTTTACCACATGCTCACGATATTCATGTGGATGTCCCTGGAGAAACTCCTGGGGCAGACTACCGTTTGGATCGGTATGTTTCGGTTGCGGAAGATTTTCAGCTTGGCCTGTTTATCGGAGCACCTATAATGTATTCCTATCCGAATCCAGTCGCAGCGTGAAGTGTAAATCTAGGGGTCAGATCTATGCTTCACGCTAAGTCAGTTCATGATGACTTTAAACCATGGCGTAAAAGTCTCATTTTTATGAGTCAGAATACTCTTCGGTGGCCGAAGGGGGGCATAGAATGCTTTAATTCTATACCTAGGCGAGATGCTCTGCATCTTACACTATGTTCATTTAGAACTCACGGTTTTTTATCAAACCCTTGTAAGATGTTGTACATCTTGCATGTGGTTTGAATTTTTACGTGGGTCACAAATTTTCATAGTGTATGCCTAAAGTAGTAGTCACTTTTCAACCGTTATTTAATCGGTTAACCAATCCGTGCGTTGGTTGAAAAGTGTTTAGGTCACTTGCGCAA